TTGTCGGATAAATGTATTGCTATCATAGACGAACTTATAGAGCTTCGAAAGGCTAAAGGGCTTACGCAAAGAGAATTAGCCGAAGCAACAAACCTCGCACAGCCTGCTATTGCTCGGCTTGAGCGCAAAGCAGCTATCCCTCAGCTTGACACGCTCCTTAAGGTTGCTGCCGCTCTGGATTATGAGCTTGAGCTTGTTCCCACTACCAGATAAGAATAGACAACCCGCTCCAGAGCTTATCACTCTTGAGCGGGTCTTTCTTTATGACTACATGATGTAGTATGTCCCCAATTTTTCTACCGTCATTCCACCATGCTATCCATCACACATCCGGAGCCTCTCCACGCAGCACCGTTCTGTTGCAGCGCACACGCTCTTCAAAAAGTATTTTCCAGACATTTTCAACTGCCCTCATTTTTATTGAAATTTACAGAATTTTGAAACGCAGCACTTTCATCGACAACTTTTATCGCATCATCCAAACAGGTCACAAAACATATAGAAACTTCAATAAAATCTCCATATACTTGGCCACGGTAACGCCAAGTCTAAATTTTTTTATAGCCTCGCCCATAGACACTGCTCCACTTCGCCTCTTCCCCATCATCCGGGCACCGGATCGGATGGTTCACACAGCACTATTGCACTCCCACGCTCCACAGCTCTCTAAAAGCATTTTCCAGTCACTCTCAACCACCCCTATTTTTATTGAAAATTTACAGTGTTTTGAAACACATTGCCTTCCAGCGACATCTTTTACTACTTCTACCCCATCGTTCCAAAAAAATATATGAATTTACTAGGAATTTAGGTGTACTTGGCCATGTTTTTCGATTTTCTTCAAAAAACTTCCACGGAAAGTATTGACTTCTTATTTGGCTCCGAGTATACTTAGGGCACCAAGGGAGGTTGAACAATGCCTGATAACACAGTAAGTCTAAAAAATAATGCTGAAAAATGTATCCTGATTGATGCCAGTTCTTTATTCCAGAATCGTTTGATGAACGCCCACTCTTTTGAACGGAAGTCACACGCAGCAAAGCCTGCGGCTTTATCCACTTCCTCAAAGAAGTCTGCAGACCCGATATATGACCCATATCTCATCAAGCAGATCTCTGAGTATCTTATCTCTGTCAATAAGCCTTGGGCTTACCGACTCAATGCCATCTGGTGTCTCGGCATCACCACAGGCTGCCGCATCAGTGCGTTGGTGCGCAAGGGCAAGAAAGGAAAAGCAAGTGATCCAGATGATGATTACACGCCTTTGTTCATTAGGGACATCATGGACACTCCGGATACCTTCAAGGAACGCATTACTCTCCACGAACGCAAGGTAAAAAAAATGTTTGGCCCAATTCTCACAAAGATGGCTACAGATGCCATTTCTCTGTATCTTTCTAAGTGCCGCAAAGGGTTCTCGTTGGACGAACCCCTGTTCATTGGACAGAAAAGTAAGACAGAAGCTATTGAGGAAGGCACAGTGAATCGCGACTTCGCCAGAGTAAAAAAAGCATTAAACATCCGTACGGCCTTTACCACGCACACTATGAGAAAAACATTTGCCCACTACGCAGCGCCTGTTATTTCGAAGCTTCGGCTTGAAGGAATCGTTTTTATCGATCCCCATACACTCGATATCATTCGTGTCAGCACATGCCATTACGACAACAGCCTGACAAAGCAATATGCTGGTTGGGATATCCCCACTTCTGACGCCGTTCGCAATGAGCTGTCGCACTTCTACGAAAACCCAAGCATCATACCGCAGGTGGAACGATTGTTGGCTCTTGCTTCTCAGCATAAATCCCATTTGAATTTCTCAAGGGAGGATTGATATTTTACCATTATTTCCCATTTCTAATTATCAGCCAATATTGAACAAAAAGTATTTATCAAAGGCCCTGATGGGCAGAAAGGACATCAAACAGAAAATGAATCAAACACAAACAGCTATGCAGATTTTTGAGTACCAAGGGAATGAGGTTCGTACGATCCAACACGGCGACGAAGTATGGTGGGTATTGAGGGATGTATGCCGGGTGCTCAGTCTAAGCAATCCTGCTAAGGTTGCACAGCGTCTGGACGAGGATGAAAAGGATATAACTCTGAGTTACACCCCTGGTGGATACCAAGAAATAACCATCGTCAACGAACCAGGTCTATATTCTGTTATCCTACGTTCGGATAAGCCGGAAGCAAAGACATTTAAACGTTGGGTAACGCATGAAGTTCTCCCCTCCATTCGAAAGACCGGAACATATAGCGTTGGACAGGAACTCACGGACGAGGAGAAAATGGCTCATGGCTTAATCGCAGCAAACGCAATTCTTCAAAGGCAGCTTGAAAAGAAAGCCATGAAAGATATTCCAATGATCGAGTTCATTACTGCTGTTGTTCATTCAAATTCGTCTCGTGATGCACATTAAACCTATCATACTTAGGAGGCAACAATCCATAAATGACCAATGCGCTTAATCTTATTCACACCGATCTTTTCCACGGCTCTCCCGTAAATATCTACGAAAACACCTCAAATGAAATATTTATGACTGCACGACAGCTCGCCACTTGTTTGGAATATTCGCGGAAGAGCCAATTCGAAAAGCTTTTATCACATCACCCAGAGTTAAGAGAAAATGAATTTTCACTTCTTGCAACCATTCCCGTTCCGCAGACCTTGGCATACTCAAAAGCGAAAGGCTTGTCACAACAAATATTTGTCAACCAACAGACACGCTTATTCAATGAAAACGGCATTTACGAAATATGCGCATTGTCGCGTAAACCCAGAGCTAGAGAATTGTATCATCACGTTAAACAGTTTTCATACATCTTGCATTCCGTTCAAGTTCAAGTGGCTACCACTCACCAGACACAACTTATGGCATTACAAAATCAACTTTCTTTTGCAGCCGCTTCTCTTTCTCAGATACATACCGATATAAAGCGTCTGCAGACAATAACGCAATATATCGCTGACGCCTTCACAGACACTTACGCCGAAGAACAAATGAGCTGCAGTTGAATCGTAGCAAGCAATCATCTCGCAGAATACAACTCGTTTGCTCCCCCTACTAAGCAATGTGTATGTGCTGTCAGGGGCGGCGTCAGCCGCCCGCGGCCGAGCGAAGCGAAGGCCGCCTAGGGAAGAGGGGTTGTAAGGGGAGAAACCGTGAGTGAATGAGCGCAGCGAATGAACGATAGGTGTCTCCCCTTACCATAGGGACCTACTAACTGATTGATTGCTCTGATCCTATTACCGCAGTTCTATCTCATGATTGTTTTCAGATTATTTTCCGTCTCATTTCCCTACTTCGATTTTCGTCCGTTTTCCATTTTCGCTTTTTCGCAATATTGGGATAACGGTTTTTCGAATATTTAATATTTATATTAAATATGAGAAAAACCGGTTAGGGTTTTCAGTTCTTATTCTTATAAAGAGTTCTTATTCTTCTGTATCCCATAACTCAGAGGGATTCTCTCCCTTCTTTTTAGTACCGTGCTATAGTATAAAAAAACGGAGAAAATCTCCCTTTTGAGTTTCGTGGTTTTTTGAGACGAAATAGGAAAAAACGTATCCTTTTTTGGAGTATAGCAATTTGAGCTTTTTGATTATAAAAAAGCAGAAGAAATCACCGTTATTTTATTATTTGGAGGAACTACAAATTTGGATAATTTTGTAAAAATCGACACCGAGCTTTTCGAGAAAGGATTGCACCGGTATAGCAGTATTTCAACAACAAAAGAAGATTTAAAAACGCTACAGAATAACTTGGCGATTCTTATGACGATAAAGTATTTCAAATATGGTAATATCCCATACTATGCTTTTTCCGTGGAACATTTGTGCGAAATATTAGGATTGTCTTTGCTGTCCCATAGAACACCTTCTATGGTAAAAAAACATCTCAGTCGGTTTCTAAACTCCTCTTTTTCTGGATACCAATTCGAGACCATACAATTTCCTAAAGGAGTTAATAGTCTCATCGGTGTAAAAGAGATATCTGCTTTTAGCGGCAACCGATTTGGCAGAATTTTCTTTTCGGAATTCGAGAAAATCATGCGGATCAATTATCAGAATAAACCGTTACTTCTTTGGGCGTTTGCTTTTATTGCTTCGCAAATTTTCAAGCGAAGCCCTGATGATGCCCCCTCTCTCTTTCCAGAAGCCTATGATATCACCTATGAAGAAATTGCAGAACAATGCGGTGTGTCTGAGATGACCGCAGTCAAATTGATGTCACTTCTTGAGGGAAATCAGCTTCTATGCGTCTACCACTCAAACACCGCTACTCGTTTTGGAGATCAGTTTTTTAAAATTCCTAACATCTACGCTCGTTTTGGACAAGAACAGGAGCTTAAATACAAACTGGAGCAACTGGATTCCAGGAAGGAAAAAAGAAAGCGTAGAAAGAACTCTAAGGACGACGCTGCCAAGGATAATAGTAAACCAAATACCAACACCAATGATGAAGACACCCCTTGGGGTGACGACAAGGTTTGGGGCACTCCGCAGCCGGCGTGAACTTCTCCAGTCTGGTTGTCCCACGCCGCGCATACTCTGGCGTCGATTCTATGGCTGTTGTACGGCGTTTTATAGCGGAAGGCATAAATTCCCTACTTATTACTTCAAAAGCAAAAATACACTTGAATTTACAGGAGGAAAAATATAAACATGACACTTTACACGAATTCAAAGCCCAGCGTAGAAGAACAGGAGACTCATTTGTACATTGATTCCAGTGAAACATGGCTCGCTGACACCACAATCAGAAAAGACATGACAAAGTTTAAGAAACAGGGTTGGGAGATCGTAGATGTCACCTGCCTTACTGGTACTGACACCGTTGTTGGGATGCGCTTTCGTGCTCCCCGACGCGCTCTTACCGTTGGTAAGGCAGTAAGAAACAGACCTGCGCTGACGGACGCACAACGCCGCGCGGCTGCTGAACGCATGGCAGCTTGTAGGCGTATGAAGGACACGGAGGTTCGTAAGGTTGTATAAAAATTCACTCATATATTTTGACAACGCTGCAACGACTCCCCTCTCCCCTACAGCGCTCAGCGCAATGAAGCCTTGGCTTACAAGTGAATATGGAAATCCGTCATCATTGTATAGAGCCGGGCGTAAGGCTAAAGAAGCACTTGAGTGTGCGCGTGCAATGATAGCTCGCACCATAAATGCAGAGCCTGATGAAATCTTTTTTACGAGCGGCGGCACCGAGGCAGATAACTGGGCGATTGATATGATTGGTACTCATGGCGATATAATCACAAGCAGCATTGAGCATCACGCTATTTTGAATGCGGCGCATAATCGATTTGAACGAGATGTGAAAGCGCTTAAATTGATGACAGATTGCCACGGACATATTGTTCCACCAAATGAATCCGAAACGCGATCTCTAATCTTGCAAAACAAGCCTGTAATGTGTTCTTTTATGTTTGTAAACAACGAGATTGGTACCATTCAAGATCTTCGTAAACTTTTTAAAATCTATGATGGATATGGTCTAATTTACCACACGGACGCAGTTCAGGCGGTTGGGCACATCCCAGTGGATGTAAAGAAGCTTGGGATAGATATGCTCTCAATGAGCGCTCACAAATTCAATGGCCCGCGCGGTATTGGTGCGCTGTACGTCCGTAATGGAGTGCCAATGTATCCCATGATTTGTGGAGGCGGACAGGAACGAAAGATGCGAGCTGGAACTGAGAATGTTGCAGGAGCTGTTGGGATGGCTGTTGCTTTGGACGAAGCCGTTCGATTTATGGACGAACGTATGGCACACACAGACTCTTTGAAGCACAGATTCGTTGATGCGTGCACAAAAAACAATATTCGATTTGCCACAACGTTGGATGATCCATTTTCAAACAATACAGGCATTTTAAGTATGCGTTTCCCTGAAGTCGAGGCGGAATCCTTATTGCTTCTGCTTGATTCTTTTGGGATATGTGTCTCTACTGGCAGCGCATGCGATTCAAAGTCGGTTAACATTTCTCATGTCCTTTCCGCAATTGGATTATCCGACACAGATGCCCGCTCCACCATCCGCTTTAGCTTTGGCCATCAAAACACTTTTGAAGAAGTTGATTACGCTGTGGATTCATTGGCGAAGTGTATCGACATGATACGCAGTGTTAATACTGTATAATGTGCAGCACAGACAGGTGGTGAGGTTTTGATCAAGGGACTTGTTGTGTGCGTATTGTATTTGTGCACGGTTTTAGTGATAGCGAAATTTTGTGCTATTAACGATCAAAATTACTGATTGGAGGTCACAGAAATAAGCAAAGAAAAATTCAATGGAGTGTATATTCTTGGTATAGACGCGAAAGACATTTATTTAAGCAATCATTACTTGAATACTCCTGACAAAACAGGATATCGCATTAGAGGAACGAACGGTACAATTTCCACAAGAAAGTTCGTTAATACTCTTGATTACTCTCTTGATCTTATTAAACTTCGCGAGATTTATGAAAAAGTTTATCGCAGAATCAATTTTGGTTGGAATGTCGGCGATAAAGAGTATACGCAGTATGTTATCAACGTCACGTTTAAATATTCCGTAAAAGCCTATAACCGAATCCGAAAAGGCCTATACATAAAGAACGGCTGGAGTCCGCATGAAATATCTTTAACAGATTGCGTAGATGTACGTAATGGAGAGCTTGTTGCTATACAAATCGATGCCGATGTTAATGAACCAATTTGCGATGATTTGCTCGGCAATTATTTCTGGTTTTGTGACGGGCAATATCATGTAAAACAAAATGTAAAAACAGAGGTTGGCGTTGCAGCCTTGCGCAAGGATCTTTATGAAAACGGCTTCTATTGCGATGGGATTCATTATGTGCGCTTTAAAAGGTCATCCGGATCGAGCCGTGTTGGCAAATGTCTGTTTATTGACGAAAAGCTTTACAGAGGGATGGATAAATGGGCACACTGTGGAATCAAAATTAAAGATGGACAGGAAATTGACCTGGCCGCTTGGGAGGCATACATTGCACTTACTACAAGCAGCATTATCGACACAATAGAAATCAACCCTGAAAATATCCTTGTAATCAATGATTTTGAAAGTGTGTTCTCGGATGATGTCATAGCGACACGAATCGATGATAACGGACGATTGATCTCGAAACCGGAACAAGTCGAAATTAAGAATTCAATTTGGGATGGGCAATCATTGCTCGATTCAGAACTTTTTACCGGATATGATCGCTATGGTATGTTGCTTTTGCGCAACCGCTTCTTTAAGAGCGCCTGTTTTAATACAAACATCCAGTGGTTCTTCCGCCAAAAAGGAATTACGTCTGTCAGTCAATTGAACGGATATACAATTGCCAAACGGATCGAAGACATCAAATTGATTACTACACCTAGCAGTATTAAATACTTGAAGTTCGGTTCTCTTCAACAATGGCTCGATAATCTGGACCCGATTTTCGGAATTGTTAAGCATGAAAAGCCAACGCACTATTTTGATGGACGTTTGGTACAAACACATTATCAATTGATCAACTCTCTCCAGCTCACATACGAAGAAATGGAGGAATTTCTAAAGCCGTCAATTGATTATATCCATCTTTTAAACACAGAACCTGCAGTGATTAGAAATCATATCAGGTACCCAAGTAAAGATGACTGGCACCTACCTATGACAGCTTTGGAAAGCAAAAACGATATCGTTTACAAATTGCTCGGTTTAAACGAACGTTTTTGTGAAACAAAATTATATTCGGAGTTCAGAAGAGATTTGGTAAGGTCTTTTGTGAAGAATTTAAAATGTGGGCACGTTCTTGTAAATGGAAATTATTCCACATTGCTGGGCAATCCCCTTGAAATGCTTTATAATGCTATCGGAAGTTGGAACGGAGAAAGTATGCTTGGGATTGGGAATGTTTGTTCAACGCGCTTTTGCGATGGGCAAGAGCTGCTTGGGTCTCGCAGTCCGCATGTTACAATGGGAAACATATTGCTCACCAAAAATGTTCGCAATGAAGAAATTTATAAATATTTCAACCTGTCTGACGAAGTAATTGCCATAAACTCAATTAATGAAAACATTCTATCAAAACTGAATGGGTCGGATTTCGATAGTGATACTATGCTTGTCACTGATGATAAAGTTCTGATAGAAGCGGCAAGAAGAAATTACAATAAATTTCTTGTCCCAACTAGCCTGATATCGTCTAAGAAAACCAAGCGTCAATATACTAATTCCGAAAAAGCAGATTTGGATGTTAAAACTGCGGTTAATAAGATTGGCGAAATAATTAATTTGTCGCAGGAGATAAATACATTGATCTGGGACATGCTGAACTCTGGCACTGCGTTTGATGAAATTCTTCCGCTATATTGTGATGTCGCACAACTTGATGTAATGAGCGGTATCGAGATTGATCGCGCAAAAAAAGAATTTGTTGTTGATAATACGCTTGAGTTGAAATATCTCAAAGAAAAGTATAACCGACGCGATGACAATGGACGCTTGATCAAGCCAAACTTTTTCGGTCACATTTCTCGCCAAAAAGGATACTACAATCCACAAAAGAAGAATTATCAAAGGCATAACACTGCGATGGACTATCTGCAGGCAGTTATCGCTACACACTGCAAGCGGTTTAGAAGCGCTGATTTACTAATGCCATTTTCGTATATTCTGAATGATTACCAGTACATACCAAGAATAATAAACTGGAATCAGGTTAATAGAATTATTCGATTGGTACGCGAGACAAAAAGCGATATCTCTTCTATATGGGCTGCTTATATGGAGCACTGTCAATGTAGCGAAAACGGTTCTTTGTCAACTACAGATGAAGAATACACGATTACCAAGAAACGAGTTGATGAGGCTCGGCAGAAGTGTATTGATTACATTGCTGAGATAAAATTAAATTATTCAACCGTTTATTATTTACTTAAATTGTTGGACGAGAAAGCATACAGAGATATTTCCTATACTATGTTTTCGATTTTGTTCGGGGTCCCCAACAAATCATTCTTTAGGGCAATCCGTAAGAGTAGTGAACCCGTTAAAGAACTGATGCCAAACAAATCCGGCTCAATTGAAATATATGGCTTGCGATATTCAAAAGTATACTGATCGTGAGGCTCGGAGTTTTCCGGGCCTCATTTTTTTACAATTTTAGGCCATTTTTTTATGCATAGGTTTTTATAAACCCGCATTGCACCAAGGTTTATCGGCATTTCTATAACGACTTAATATGGTAGGGATACGATAATTGTGTTCTTGCATATCACTTCGGTTTTTTCCAAAGGCCGAAAATAATAACAAAGGAAGAAGATATTTGATTTCAATCAACAAAGATGAGGCTCTATATCTGGCCAAACTATTTCCACCAAAGAAAGTTCGCGATATGTACACTGGTGATTTACACATTGAAAGAATGGTGCGTCGCACTAAGAATCATTTCTTATGCACTGAAATTAGTGCTGTCACGAACGCACTAAAAAAATACCGTGGGCTTAATGTTACACAAACAGAAAAGGTAAGGTAGTCAAATTGGCAAGTAAAGTAAATAAAAAATTTGGACTTGATATCACCGGCACTATTGATCTTGATTCTCTCGACAAGGAGCACGACGTACTTTTTGAGGTTGAAGGTCTTTCTGAACCGGTAAGTTTGGCTGAACTCGCAGACGAGTTCAATGGCAAGGAAGTCAAGCTTAGCATCGCATTTACAGACCAGCTTGGTTAAGGGTGAATCCAATGTACAACAATCGACGCTACGAACACGAAAGTTTTGATGAATATTTCGTGCGTATTGGTGATGCGGCAAGAAGACACGAGATCACATGGATTGAGGCCGCAGACTATTTAAACGCTGCAAGCGGTGAATGCCTTGGTGAATGCGCATATCGAAAAAAGTATAAGGCTTTCTACGCCGGCATGCTGTTTGAGCGTGACCATCGTGTAAAAAACATCAACACGCGCATTCTTTCCATATCGGACTTGCACATTCCATTTCATAAACCAACTTCTGTATTTGATAAATATGCTGGCCGCGTGGACATTCTTCAGTTAAATGGTGACATAATTGATTGCCAGGCACTATCGAGATTCCCCAAGGTATATCGTAAAAGTCCAATGGAAGAAATCTTGATTGCTCGCGAATATATTATCGAATTGATAGAACGTATTGAGCCGCGCAAGGTCGTTGTGAATTATGGCAATCACGATATTCGGTTTCAAAATTATCTGGCCAAAAATCTTGATTCGGACATTCTTGAGCTGATGCCCAAGACAGCTCTTGAGCTTATTTTAATTGATGGTTTTAACCATTATAATAAAGAACTGCACACCAAAGTGCATTATGATGCATTGTGTGACGTATTCAATGGTTCAGTTGAAATCGTGTACAACGATGCCTGGTACTCTGTGATTGGTGATGTGATTTTTTGTCACCCACTTGCCTATTCATCCGGCATAATGGCTACAAGTGAAAAAGCACGTAGATTCTTTAAGGACGAAGGATACGAATTCGGTTGTCTTGTTATGGCTCATACACACCATACTGGTAGCTATGATGTTGGAGATATCGTGATGTATGAGCAAGGCGCTGCGTGTGAAACATCAAAACAGAATTACTCTGATGGTAAGCTTTTCCGGTCCCAGAAGGAAGGCTTTATTTTTTTATGTCTGGACATGGATGGGAAATTAATCCAGAACGCAACTGAATTAGTGAAGCTAAATTAAGAAATTCAATTGAACATATGGGGGGTGATTGCCATGGCCGTTATAAGCAGCACTCCCGATAGGATAACACCGTTAAAAAATGATATCCGTAGTCCTAGATGCACTACATGTGGCAAAACATTCACAAAACAAACTGGCAATTTTCCAGCATCGCAAAGTCCGATATACGCCTGCAACAATCATTTTTTGCCTGTTTGTAAAACATGCATTGATAAGCTTTACGAACATTATTGTGCTGTGCTTGGGAACGATGAGGATGCAATTCGGCGCATATGTATGAAATTTGATATTTATTATAGCAAGGCGCTTGCTGAATCGTCACGTAAAATTGCTGTAGACAGAAGCCGTGTTCATACATATATATCGCGCGCAAACCTTTCACAATTTAGAGGAAAAACTTACGACACAACAATTGATGAAGAATCCAGACAAGTAATTGAATCAGTAGAAGAGGTAAAGGAAAGCGGTGTAAAAATTTTACAACGCACTGTAAAATTCTTTGGCGTAGGTTTTTCTGAAGATGAGTACAAATTTCTTCAGGATCAGTATGATGATTGGACGGCACGGCATGAATGTCAGACAAAATCTCAGGAAGAAATCTTTAAAGCAATTTGCATTGCGCAGCTTAATATACAGCGTGCCAACATTTCCGGCGATCAAAAAAAGCTGGATACATCTATGAAATTATTTCAGGATTTGCTCGGCGCGGCTAAAATAAAACCCAATCAAATCAAGGGCGATGTAATTAGTGATCAGCAAACATTTGGTACGTTAATTCAAAAATGGGAAACTGAGAAACCGATCCCAGAGCCAGATCCCGAATTTGCAGACGTTGACAATATCCGAAAGTATATTGGCACATTCTTCTTTGGGCATCTCTGTAAAATGATTGGTATTAAGAATTCATATTCTGAAGAATACGAAAAATATTTAAAGCAATACAGTGCTACGAAACCTGAGTTTTCAGATGATGCCGTAAACGAGGACATCTTCAATAAATTAACTGGTGATGCCGATGGCCAGTAAACGACTATCTCAGGAGGAAATTGCGAATCAAAAAGCTGAACGCATCATGAATGGCGTGGCGACTTGGTGTTCTTATTATAGGGCCAACCCACATCGTTTCTGTAAAGACTATTTAGGCTTGAACCTAAAGCTGTTTCAGAAAATTTTGATTTTCATGATGAACATTTCAGATGCGTTTATGTTCATCGCTGCTCGTGGCCTTGGCAAAACATATCTTACAGCGATTTATTGTTGTGTGCGTGCCATTCTATATCCCGGCACAATTATTTGTATTGCCTCGGGCGCTCGCTCACAGGCAGTTGGAGTGCTTGAGAAAATAACGAACTTGTTAATGCCCGATTCTGGCAATCTAAGATTTGAGATTGAGACCTCGGTTATCAACCAACAGATGGCATTTATCAAGTTCAAGAATTCGTCGATGATAAAAGTTGTAACCGCAGCAGATAGCGCACGCGGCAACCGCGCACATATTATTATCGTTGATGAATTTCGGCTTGTATCTCGCGAAGTGATCGATAAGGTTTTGAAAAAATTTCTTACCGCACGCCGGCATCCAAAATTTCTTGACAAGCCCGAATACAAAAATCTTCCCAAGGAAGAAAACAAACAGATTTATATGAGTTCCGCGTGGTATAAAAGCCATTGGTCTTATGACAAGCTTCGAGCATTTTCCGCAAACATGCTTGATGATACAAAGCAGTATTTTGCATGCGGTTTTCCCTATCAACTTTCTGTTAAGGAAGATCTTCTTAGCCTTCGGTCTGTAGAGGACGATATGTCCGAGTCTGACTTCAATGAGCTTAGTTTTGAAATGGAAATGGGCGCTATATGGCTTGGCGATAGTGAAGGCTCCCTGTTCTCGTTCGATGACATTAACCAAAACCGTGAACTTACATATCCGTTTTATCCCAAACGTGTAGCAAGCCTTTTGTCGGATAAAAAGCTACAACTTCCTGCGAAGAAAAAGGGAGAAATCAGAATTATAACTGCGGACATAGCCTTGATGAAAAGCACAAAACACGATAACGATGCTACTGCTATTTTCGTTACGCAAGCATTGCCAACCAGCGGCAACAAGTATTTAGTAAACGTTGTATATACAGAAAACCTTGAAGGTGGTATCACAAGCGAACAGGCTCTTATGGTACGCAGGTACTATGAGGAGTTCCAATGTGATTATATCGGCATCGATACATCAGGTGTTGGTCTTGGTGTGTATGACACGCTAATTTCAGATATTTATGATCCGTTGACAGGTGTTACATATTCCCCACTTTCCTGCTGCAATAGTGCCGAAATGGCTGATAGATGTCCAGATCCAGCTGCGCCGAAAGTAATATGGAGTATTAAGGGCAATGCACAATTCAACTCAGACTGTGCAATTACTTTGCGCGAAGGTCTGCGCCAAGAACGAATCAAACTCCTTATCCAAGAGCAAAATTGCGACGAAGTGTTGCATACAGTTCGCGGATATGATTCGCTTGATTTTATAGACAAACTTCAATTCAAGCTGCCTTATATTAACACATCTTTGTTAGTAAATGAGCTTGTGAATCTACAGTATGAGACCAAAAACAATGTCGTACGTGTATTTGAGAAAACAGGTTTCCGAAAAGATAGATATTCGAGTCTCAGCTACAATTACTGGATAATTAAGCAACTTGAACTAAAACTGAACAGGCCTAAGCATGAGCTGGATTTCAAATCCGGATATTTTTGTTTTAGGCGGCCAAAAATAAAATAGGGGGTGATGTTGTATGGCTGAGAGTGATGCGGCATCGCCCAAGAGACGTGGTAGGCCTCCTGCTAAAAAGAATACTGCTGCTGAGGTTAGCAAAAGTTTCTCAGTGGATATGAACAAGCTATGGCGAACTAACTTCAGAGCCCTTGAAAAACTTATATGGCGCGATTTGAACAACAACCCGAAGTCGCAGACATTTTATAAATATACAAAAGATAATATTGTCGAGTATCTAAAAGATCCGCAAAAGAATGAAAAACAACTCCGGAACGCTGTAATCTACATGTACGGTGCAAGCTCGCATTTTCGAAGACTCATTCAATATTTTGTTGGCCTTTCTGATCTGTCGTATTTCATTTTACCTTATGGAATTGACGCATCGTCTGCCAAAGGAGATTTGCGAAAAAAATTTCTGAAGGCAAGCGATTATGTTTCCAAGTTTGATATTAAACGGCAGTGTAAAGACATTTTGACAGTATGTTTGCGCGAGGATGTTTACTACTGTACTGCACGAGAAATCGGAAACAAGATCACGTTTCAGCAGCTGCCATCCGATTACTGCAAAATCTCATCGATGTCAGATAATGTTTGTAACGTCACTTTTGATTTCTCATATTTTGATGCCGACCAAGCACTTATTGACTATTATTCGCCTGAATTCTCCACAAAATATGCAGCATATCAAAAAGACCGGACGCAACGGTACCAAGATTTAGAGCCTCCATTTTCCTTTGCGATTAAATGCAATACAGAGATCTTGAATTATGCGATGCCGCCATTTGCAGGTGTGTTACGCAATTTATACGATATTTCAGATTATGAAGATCTAAAGTTGACAAAAACCGAACTTGAAAACTATGCTCTGCTTGTTATGAAGTTGGGAATCGACAAGGACGGCAACTGGTTGATGGATTATCAAAAAGCAGTTGAATTTTGGCAGAATCTTGATCAGGTAATGCCAGAAGAAATCGGCTCTGTTTTAAGTCCAATGGACATCGAAAAAATCAGTTTTGATAGAGCCGGAGGTACAAACGACACCGATAAAGTAAGTGATTCTGAAAACCATCTATGGTCAGCGGCAGGCGTTTCAAGCCTATTGTTCAATAACACCAAAGCATCAAGTGCTGCTTTGCTGCTCTCAATTAAGTCTGACCAAGCCATTACATTTTCAATTGTACAGAGCATTGAACTTGCATTGAATCGGATTTTTCAAAATCAGGCCGTTGGAAAATCGTTTAGAATTTCTTTTCTCGATATTAGCCCGTACAATCGCCAAGAAATGGCAAAGCAATATCTTGATGCAGCCAGATACGGGTTTCCAACAATATCAATGTACTGTGCGTCAATTGGAATGCTGCCATGCGAAGTTGAAAGTCTTGCTTTCTTGGAGTCGGATGCTCTTGGTCTTCATGATAAATTGATTCCGCTACAAAGTTCGAATACCATGTCATCCTCTTCTTCAGGACGTCCGACTAATCAGTCTAAGGGTGAAGGATTAGATGATTCTGGTGAGCAAACTGCCGATAGCGCTCAAAACGCCAATCGCATTTAAAAGGGGGTTCTGTAGTGGAAAGAAATTTTAATATCCCCATAACGTTCGCTATTCTGGATGAAGTACAAGGTAAGGATACCAGATTCTTGAAAATCGTTATTGATGTACTTCACACTGGAAAAAACTTCAACGGGTCTATATTTGATGAAGATGTTGTGAACGATGCAATCCCGTCAATTAAAAACACACCAATTTTGGGATATATCTTAGTTGACGATGATGGCGACACCGACGATTTCGCCGCGCACGAATATAAAATCGTCAAGCAATCTGAGGGTTACAAGTATATGTATGATGGCTCCGCCTATGGAGTGATTCCTGAATCGTGTAACCCCAGATGGATCAATAAAGTTTGCGACGATGGAAAGCTTCGTAAATTTTTACAGGTTGACGCATTGCTTTGGACCAAATTTGAGCGCGCTGTTGAAATTTTCCAGCGTGACATTGTTAAAGGACAAAGCATGGAGCTTTCCAATGATTTTGAAGGAATCGAAAATCCCGACGGTTCATTCACATTTACAAAATTCAAGTTTGATGGATGCTGTATCTTGTCAACGTCAGATCCAAAAATTCAGCCTGCAATGATCAACAGCACGGCAATCGCCTGTTTCTCTGCGGATACTATTGCTTCTGAAATAAAAGAAAAGCTTGACGAATACGCTTCTATTATAAATGGTCGTAATGAAAACGGCCTGTTAAAATCCAAAGAAGAAGGAGGTATTTTTGATTTGAACAAAGAACAATTGGATATTCTGAGCAAATATAGCATCAAACCTGAAGCTTTGGATTTTAGTGTTGATGACACAATGGGCTTGGAAGAGTTTGAGGAAAAGGTTGCCGCGTTCGCTTCTGCCAATGAATCGAATGACGATGGCAATAGCGTTCTCTGTGAAGACGCTACCACCGATTTTGCGTTGAATGGCGCGTTTGAGACAGAGCTTAAAGAAGCTCTATATGAAGAAATGATGGAAGATGAAGATTGGGGTAAATATCCTAAATATTCTTTCTATGATTTCGATCCTGAATTGTCTGAAGTTTACGCATATGATTACGCAGATTGGAAGATTTATGGCTTTACGTATTCCGTAAACGGTGACAAAGTAACTGTCGATTTCGCAAGTAAAAAGCGTAAAAAGCTTGTAATTGCCGACTTTGACGAAGGAGATAAGGACTTGTCAATTGAGTCGTTGTTTACTGCAATTAAGAACAAGGCTGTAGAGAACGCTAACGCTACATTCATGGCCGAAAAAGAGCAGTTTGCATCTCAAATTAACGAACTCAATGGCAAATACTCCAAACTTGAAGGCGACTATAATACGCTTGTTTCTGAAAACAATGCTAAAATTGCTGCTGAGGAAACCGCTGCTAAAGATTCTATCTTTGAAATGTTCGAGAAGGAGCTTAGCAACGATGCAGAGTTCACGGCATTGAAAGAAAACGCAAATGAATTTTCCGCTACTGAGATTGAGAATAAATGCTTTATGCTGGTTGGGAAAAAGAAAGCTAATTTCTCCCGCAAAACGGAAAAATTTTCGAAAGTTATTATTCCCGAAAGCGTTCCCGTCATCCCCAACCCATATGGGGATCTTTTTGATTAATTAAGATTTGAGAGGAAGTAAATATTATGGCGAAACATTGTGTGGTACGTTTGGACAATATGTCTGGTACAACTGATGGCACTCTGCTCCGCAGTGTGCGTTTTAACAACGGCTCTGCCGATGCCGATATTGATAACGGTATGATTGTTAAGCTCGATTCGTTGCTTCCCAACGAACGTGAACTTTGGAAGGCGCTGACTCCTGAAGCCGCTACCCCCATTGAGGAGGTTGCTCTTGTGGCCACCCCCGAAGTAATGGCAGATGAGCGTCTGCGCAATTTGACTGATTTTTATAACACTGCCGGTTCCAATGCCCGTGCATACAAGTTGCATGCCGGCGACATTTTTTCTGTTACGACTGATGCCATCGATGGCACTGCCACTGTTGGGCACTTTGTCGAGCTGCAGGCCAATACGAAACTGAAGGATGTTGAGAGTGCAACGGGTGGCTCCACGATTGTCGGTAAGGTAATTCAGCTGGAAACTGTCGGTTCGCTTAATTACGCCGTCATTGAAGTGCGTCCCGGCAAAGGTGCCGCAGGCTAATAGCACTTTAAAGTCTGTTTAAACGAATAGTAATTACCAATCCCGCCAAATTACGGCGGGATTTTTGCGAAGGAGATGTAACAACAATGGCAGATATGAAAGCTATTGCTACACTTGCCTATGATTTGTATCACGGCAAGGTCGCCAAGGATTTTACGAATGGCAAGGATCCGGAGAAGCAGCTGCGCGAAGCGCTGATTGAGGCCAACGGTGGCAGCAGCAAAATCACCGCTCGATCTTTGCGAGATCACGGCCGAGAACTTTTCGCCATGATTGAGGTGGCTGTCGAGCCCATTCTTCGAGAGGGATTCGAAGGCGACGAATTTTTCAACGATTTTGTTGAGTATGTAAACACCGCTGAGGGCGATCAGAATCTGTTCACGGCAGAAGACAATACTACTTTTATCGTTTCTGACATGTCTAAGGGGATTCAGACTCCGCGCCGTCAGCGCATTGGCGAGAAGACGGAAGTGACCGTTCCGACATCCGTGAAAGGCATTCGCATTTATGAGGAAGCCACTCGTCTGCTGGCTGGTCGCAGTGACTGGAATACATTTGTCCAGAAACTGATGAAGGCGGTGAAAGACAACCGCTATGAAATGATTTATACCGCGTTCAGTGGCCTGAGCGCTTCTACACCTGGCCTTGACACTACCTATGTGGTGTCCGGTACTTATGAGGAAGAGAAGCTTCTTGAGCTGGTGGCACACGTTGAGGCAGCCACGGGTATGACCGCACGTATTATTGGCACCAAACCTGCCTTGCGTAAGGTAACGAGTGCTGTAATGTCTGATGCGGCAAAAGACAGCTATTATAACGTTGGCCACTTCGGTCGTGTGGCCGGCGTTGATATGGTCGCTGTCGTAAATCACCATAAGGTTGGCTCTACTGAGTTTATCATTCCCGATAATAAGCTCTATGTTGTGGCAGCAAACGATAAGTTCATTAAGTTTGTTACAACTGGCGAGAGCTACATCGGAACCAAGGATATGACCGAGAACGCAGACATGTCTCAGGAATACGTATATCTTGAGGATACGGGTTGTGCAGTCATGATGGGTGCAAAGATGGGTATTTACACCATTTCTGGCTGATAAGACATGTATGGGGACGGCGCTGTGCTGTCCCCTATTTTTTTTTACAAAGGAGAGTTAATATTGCCACCGAGAACTAAGACTGAAAACAAACAGAAAAATCAAGAAGTCGATGTTATTAAAGCCACTGCATCCACTCCAACAAAAATCACGGCTGTTAAGCCTAAGATTAAAAAAATGTCTCCAGATGAGCTTGTTGAGGTAAAAAGTAATTTTTACGGCACGCTCTTTTATAAATCGAAGGTCACTGGCTTTGAATGTGAGTGGAGTAATTGTGGGGATGTAAATCTTCTCACTATTGCTGAACTCCAGAATATGCGTAATGGGCAGCGTGATTTCTTCTCTGAGAACTGGGTAATGCTTGTTGGTGACAACGCAGAACAGGCTCTCGATTGGCTCCAAATCCGCAAATATTATAGCGATATCGTTGAGCTCGATGATCTGGATGAGGTGTTTACGTGGTCGCCTGAAAAGATTGAGACTGTCGTAACTAAAATTGCACGCGGGGCAAAAGACAGCATTGCAATGCGCGCTTATGATCTTATTGAATCTGGAAGTCTTGATAGCATCAAAACGATCAAGGCAATTGAGGCTGCTACCGGCTATGTTTTGATGGAGAAATAAGGAGGGCTCGTATGACTCCTTATAAAGCTTTTATTGATACATTCCTAGACAAGATATCGGATTACAAGCTTCTAAACTACGAAGATTATTTAGTTGATGAACTTGCCGTTGGGTATATGAAACGTGTATGCACGAAATTTGACAAAATATGCCAAGCTGATTTGAGCCAACAAGATGATAACGAATACGCCTTTTTGTCCGACGAAATAGATGATGAAATCATAGATATTGTGACTGACGGGATGGTTGTTGAATGGCTGCGCCAATATGTAAATAACTCTGACAACCTTGAAAACATTCTGAACACAAAAGACTTTACGATGTACAGTTCTAAAAATCTTTTGGCCGAGATTAAATCACTATATCAGGATGAACAGAAAGCGTTTACGAATTCGATGCGAGAATATTCTTACAATCACGGAGATCTTTCAAACTTGCATCTGTAGTGAGGTGACGTGAACAAAATGATTGATTACCGCACACGGCTTGAAACTACTGGCAAAACGAAACGCGATAGAATTATACACAATGCCAAACGAATGACACAAAAATTCGCAATTCATAATCCTGCCTATAAAAGTGTGACGATTGATGGTACTGATGATCATTTGACAATCATATCGACTCAAGCTGTATCGACAAAAACAATTGAAGCACTCCCCTCTCGTGATTTTAAAATAGGCTCAATTGTATTCTGGAATGGGTCGCACTGGCTTATTACCAAACGTGATGCAGAAAGTGACATCACTGTGCGTGGCGAGATTGAACAGTGCAATCGGCAGATCCGTTGGCAAAATCCAAGCACTAAAGAAATCCATGAGCGATGGTGTGTAGTTGATAAGCCATATTTTAGCAATCTTGAATCGAATGCAACAAGTACAGAATCAAAGCGCGAGTTTAAAATACAGCTTCCATATGATAATGAGAGTGCGTTGCTCGATGTCGATAAACGTTTTATGCTTGAAATTATAGGAAAGACGCCCCGTACATATCGATTAACGTCCGTTGACAGTATGACGGAGCGATACGACTACAATGGAGAAGCTAGTGGTTTTCTTGTAATTAATGTAGAACAAGACGCTTATAATCCCCAAACCGACAACTCTGAACTTATGATTTGCGATTATGTCACTGATAATTCTACTTCGGCTCCGGCAGAGAGGGAAATTTTTTATACGGGAACAAAAGAGATCAAGGCCGGCGGACCACACAAAAAATTTGTTGCTACATTGAATGAAGTTAAAGATCCAACCGTAACATGGTCGATTGATATGGATGACAATCTGAAACAGTACAAAGAGTTGATTTCAGTTAACACGTCCGGCGGTGAACTGCTTATAAAAACTCCCAACAACACTTCATTGTACTATGGTGTCATTCGAATTACGGCAACATTTACTGATGGATTCATCGCAAAACTTGATACCAGCATTGTTCCTTTAGTGTAGGTGATATTATGGCATACGGCAAAGAAATAGTAACCTACAAAAATCAGATTGCCTCTACAATTTTAAATGACAATGAAATCGTGTCGATGATTACAGAAATAATTCCGCCAGAGAAACCCGTAGAGGATTTGCTATATACATATATTTTCCCGTTTGATTATATTCCTGATGCTATCCAAGAAGTCGGTTGTTATATCTGCTATGAAATAGAGGTCCCAAAAGTTTCAACAGTAAACTATTTTTTCAAAGATGTTATTATAACGTTCAGAATTATATGCCATCAAGCTGCAATGAAAACTTCATACGGAGCAACCAGAATTGATTATTTAGCTCACTTGATTGAGCTGCTGTTCAACGGTAATACGGAATATGGTTTTAACAATCTAGAACTTGTCTCAAGCGTACCTGGGCATATTTCTCAGATGCATCGGTGCAGGACTGTCCGATTCGCCACGAAGGACAGTAACCGATTGCCCGATACTTGCAGCGAAGAGGATGAATTTGATGGTTGAGATTGATAGGCTTTATTTGGAAAGCGGATTGCCATATAAACTTAATTCGACAGTATCAGTACGCCACCCACTACTACGAGACATATTGGGATTAGGAAGAAACGGAGAGTCGATTTATTGGGAATATGTCGGTAGAATCCTAGCTGATCCATATCAAAATATGGTTTGGTTAGATGATAATGGCATCGACTACGAAGATGTGGACTGCTTCGATGTGTTTTGCTTGCAATGGAAATATTTAAGCAATATATACTCTCAAAACAAAACAGCATTTGATCAAAGTGGGTTCAATCCGCTTATTCCAATTGCAGCTGCACTTGACTTTTTCTTGGGCGAGAATCATGCATATCGGCTAAGCTCATCAGGTAGCAATGACACATACATTGAAGATCCTTTTGTCAATAACTTTTCAATAAATAGAGAAGAATATCTTGCTTTTTCGACATTTGTGCAAAAAATAAACGGCATTTCTTTCGAGGGCAGAATAAAACCAAGAGATAAAACGGCAAAACGCATTCTGATAGAAGATATGCGCGATGAGATTAATCGCAAAAAAAACAAGCCGCAAACTGCAGGAACAGATGAGAGCTCTTCTTTTTTAGGAAATATGGTCGCATCCGTATTGCACGGCGGGAACGGAGCAATAAACACATTCAACTTTACCGGCGCTCCAATCTTTTCAATTGTATCGGCATATAAAGTACTTCACAAAAAAGAAAATATTGATCATATATTAACTGGAGTTTATTCCGGCACTGTGAAAAGTGATGCATTAAAAAACACCAATATGGATTGGGCAACCTAATGCCCTCTCTTCTATTTAATAAGAAAGGAACACAGCTATGAGATATGCATTTAAAAAGGCACGTGCGCTTCGAATCAACAATCTTGAGACCGATGAGCTTGAGGTTAGACTGGTTGACCTGAAAACAGTAACTTGGACGAACGGGCAGGAAACAGTATATGCCGAAGGTACCGATGGTGCTAAACTTGCGGCTTTTGATAATAACAAAATTTCTACGCTTAAGGCGACCAACGGTACTGTCGATACTGGCTACCTGGCGATGGCGGTAGGCGCTGACGAGGAAGTAATTCAGAACGGCTCTGAGATTTCTCTGTGTGAAATTTATAAAGTAACCAATGCTACAAAAATTACACTAAACCATAAAGCCACTGGTGCCGTGGGCGCAGAAATCAAATTTATTTATGCAGTTGATAAGCAGAAAAACAAGATTGACACCTACGATCAGGCTGCTGAAGCGTCAGAAACAGCTTTTGCCTACGCCCCTGACACGAAAGAAATTACTCTCCCCACCGGAAAATTTAAGATTGGTGATCGTGTGATGGTCGAGTATCATCCCAAGTTCAGTGAGTACCGCAAAATTGTAAATGACTCCAATAAATTTTCAAAAAGCGGACGTATCGTTCTGGACGCATGGTTCCATGATATTTGCGACGATGTAGACGTCCCGCTTCAGGTTGTTATGGAGCGTGGTAAAGTCTCTGGCAATTTTGAACTTGCATTTGGTGATCAGGCAGCTGTTATGAACGTTGAAATCGAAGGCATGACTGGCACATGCAGCGATGAGACTCAAGCACTTTGGACGCTCTATGACTATGATATGTCTAAAATTATTGATACCTAATTGATTGGTCGTGATATCAATGGACAGAAAACCTAATCACGTGTGCAAATATTCTAAATGCCATCAGAAGTATTATGCGTGCAATCGATCTCTTGACGGATCAACCCATTGGAAATCAATGTGCTGTTGTCCAGAACACTACCAAAAATATATGCAAGAGGTCTTTGATGCGCGCAATCCAGTTTCTGTTAGCGAAAAGAATAAAAAGCAACGCGGACCCGCACATGATCGCGTCAACACAGATGCGGTACCTGCAAATAATGAATAAGGAAAATAGGGGCGATTTCCTGCCCCTATTTTTTTACAACAACCAATTTCAGTTTCACGAGGTGCTATTACGTCAAACAATAGATCGAAATTTAATGTGTCAGCAGATATTTCTAAACGCACATACAATGGCATCGTATTTGATTCCGTACTCGAAATGAAGTTCTTTAGAGATGTGGTTTTGCCCGGAATGGGAAGCGGCCAATTTGTAAGCTATGAACTACAAAAATCATATGAGTTGCAACCAAAATTCACCTATCAAGGAAAAACAATACGTCCTATTACCTACGTTGCAGATTTTGTTCTTGAACTGCCAGACGGGCATAAATACGTGATTGACACGAAAGGGATGCCGGATTCAACGGCAAAATTAAAAGCTAAACTATTTCATTATAAGTTCCCCAATATAGATTACTATTGGGTTTCTTACAGCAAAATTGATGGTGGCTGGGTGACTTATGAAAAACTCAAGGCCGCAAGAGCAAATCGAAAAAAATTAAAATCCGGAGGAAAATGTTAGTGAGCAAGCAAACTGTTAATACTGTAAGCAAATTTATTGATAGCTGTGATAATAATTCAATTTATGAAATTAATATAGAAGGAACTGATGTAAAAATCAAGCGCAATCTTTCTCTTGAAGAACGCGCTAAGTTTGTAACACTAGCCGCTACATCATGCTTTGATGATGATGGGATGTATCTTCCCGAGCTGGAATTATTCTTCTGGCGTTATGCCATTATAAAGTTTTTTACCAACTTGGAACTTCCTGCGGAGCAACATGATTTGGAAATATTTTTACTCAATTCAGACGCATACTGTGAGATTGAAGATCATATTGAGTGTGCCACTAGAGGAAACTTGGATTTTGCGGTTAGTGAAAAAATCAACTATTTGAAAAGTTATTATTTGTCACAGCTCGCCCCAAATCCATTGCAAGAAATCGCTCATAAAATAAACAACTTTTTGGATTCCTTGCTTGAACTTAACTCGGATGAAAAAATCGCTAACCTCAAACTGATGCTGGAAAAGATGGATACTCTTAACAATAAACGTATCGCAGATACAGTCGCGGTGGAACAACATAGAAATGCTTCTTTATCCACTGTAAAAAACACGCCTAAATCAAATAAAAAGGCAGATGCAGATAATAGACAAATTACTTTTGAAGAAATCCTTGCTTCAAAAAAGTAACTGCTAGTACAAAGTGATGTATTATGGCTTATAAGAAATATTGTGACACATTATATGGTGAGGGCAATGGATTGGACAACGAGCTTCGCAAGCGAGTTGAACTAGCTATGCGTAATGAAGTTTTTAAGGAAGCCAAATCGGCGATATCCAACCATATTTCATCTGAAGTCTATGATGTTTATGATCCGGTTCTTTATGAGCGACGATATATTCTTGAAAAAGCCCCCATAAACAAAGATTTATATGATGACGGCGATATAACGCTGAACGTTTTTTCGAGTGCTGAGCCGGCTCCATCTGTGCGCAATGTACCATATAATGGCCCAAAAGGAACCTTTGCACAGTGGATAAACGATGGATCTGTTAACAACATTTTCAATGACACACACTATGTGTGGGAAGACGAACGACCTTTTTATAAAAGAGCTGTTGAAGAGCTTGAGGCAACTGAAAGTTATAAACAAGCTCTGGCTGACGGTTTGCTCAGACGGGGTGTCAATATCACGTAACAGCTAGCCGTAAGAAAGCGCTTTGCTTTCTGTGGAGCTGTTGGCCCTGTAATGTGTATTATTCAAAACATAAGCCAGTCACGGAATGCACCATGGCTGGCTTTCACTTTTATGCGGGTGCCACCTGCACTATTTTGAGGGGTGAGGCTCAATGCTGGAAAACAAAAGTTTTTTTCGTGGAGGACAATATGGAAAATTGCCCTCAACATGAAGCACTTGAATTCAGAGTTAAGCAAGCAGAAAAGAAAATTGAACTAATTGATCATCAGCTCACCAACTTAGACAAAAATGAAGCGGTTTTTAATCAACGCATCGCAGATGCTTTGGAAAATTTGTCTGCTTTGCCAAACGCCATTGATCGTTTAAACAAATCGACTACAGAAATGAAATTTAGCATGGAAAAAATGCAAAACGAACTTACCAAAAACACTCAAAAAGTAGATCGGCTTGAAAACAAATTGGAAGCAATAGAAGAAAAAGGTAAGTTTGATATTTGGGGATGGATAAAGTCGAACTGGCTTTTAATTGGAACGTCGCTACTGGTGATCGTTGCAGTAATTGGTGAACTAATCAAGAACATTATTAGGTAAACAGGGTCCGCTCCCCTGTTTTTTGTATTGATAGAGGTGATAGTGTGGCAGACGAACTGGGTATAAAGCTTAAAGCAAGTCTTGGCGATTATAGAGAACTAATTAAGGGGATCTCAAATCTCGAAAAGGAAATAAAACCTATAAAAATCAAATTGGATTTGGGAAATGCCAGAGAACTTGTTGACATATTAAAAAAAGCAACCAATCTAATGCAAGGAACCGGTTCCAGTTCCGCACATGCTTCTGTTGTCCAAACTATCAACTCAAACGACATTTCCCAGTCAATAAATCTACTAACGAGATATTCTGTTCTGTTGGAGAAGATCAAATCGGCAAAATATGATGGCACTGGATTTGATTTTGGAAAATTAAATTTATCTGAACTGGAAAAATACGCCTCTTTACTGAAATCCGCACTCTCAAACGGCGAAATTTCTAGAGATGAATTAAATAAATTCAAAATTGACCTTATATCTGCCGAGGGTGTAATCAGACAATTTGACGTAGAACTGGCCAACATGCGTGGCGACGAGAAATTTGCAAAAGATATTCAAAATGCAACAGTGCAGCTTCAGAACTTGCAGAATCAGATGCTTTCTTATTTGAAGAACACGCCCAATCTGTCGGCTTCTACGCGCAATGCTATTCAAAGCAGATATGATAACATCACACAAATAATAAACAGCGGGACAGCAACTGATAAAAACGTTTTGGACGCACGTGACTTTTTCAGTGCAATACAGCGTGATGCGAAAATAGCTGGTGAAGAGGTTGAATCCTTCGGTGGTAAAATTCGCAGACTGTTTAGAGAGCATTTCAATACAGCAGTCGCGATGGCGGGCGTACATCTTCTTCAAACTGCTATGCGTGAATTATGGCAGAATGTCCAAGATGTAGATGCTGCGATGACCGAATTGAAAAAGGTCACTGATCTTTCTGACTCTAGCGCTTTGGAGTTCATGGATAAAGCTGCCGTCAAAGCAAAAGAGCTTGGCGCAAGCATGAGCGGATATATCAATTCTGTTGCAGACTGGAGCCGCCTCGGATATAAACTTGACGATGCGGAAATGCTTGCCGATGCGAGTCAGCTTTATTTGAATGTAGGCGATGATGTGGATGACATAAATGAATCCACATCTACACTTATTAGTACGGTTCGCGCCTTTAAGCTGGAAGCAAGCGATGCGGCGGGCGTGGTTGACAAACTGAATGAAGTTTCTAACAATTACGCCACAAGTGCAGGAGATATTGGTGCGGCGCTTGCACGTTCCAGTGCGGCGTTGTTTGCAGGTGGAAACAGTCTTGAAGAAAGTATCGCGCTGATTACAGCGGCACAAAGTACCATTCAAGACGCCGAAAAAGTGGGTGGACATATGCGCCCCACTGCTTAGTAATAAGCAGATGAAAAAATAGCTATATCGGTTAAACCCCAGGGATGGGCAAGACCGAGGTAAGACTTTGCGAATAGGCTACAGTTAGTTTCCTAACGACTGAACTGGAGCTCGTTCATAAAGAAACCGTAGAGACTGTAATATTTTTCGCGGTAACGCGAAAGGTTTCGCTATTCCCCCTAAAGTTGGGGTGAAGATACAGTCCGATCTCACAATATAATCCTGATTTTTGAAATGTGAGAGCATGGCCGAAAGACCATGCCGCCGCTTCCACAGCGGTCAGTAGCCATGGCGGCGAAAGTAACAGAATGACAGCCCTAAAAACAATTTCCATGTACCTGCGTTCCACCAAGACAGAGTTGGAAGCAGCCGGTGAATCGACAGAAGGCATGGCCGATTCAATATCGAAGTTGCGTGAAGAACTTCTTGCTCTGACGCATGGGAAAGTTGACATTCAACTGGATGAGGACAGTTATAAATCCACATATGATATTCTGAAGGAAATGGCCGGCGCATGGCAGGATATGACCGACATGGAGCGTGCTGCTGCCACGGAACTCATGGGTGGTAAGCGAAACAGCAACGTAATAAGTGCCCTGATTTCAGACTTCAGCATCGCAGAAAACTCTTTGCAAACGGCGCTGAACAGCACGGGGAGCGCTGCAAAAGAAAACGAGAAATACCTTGATAGCATCGCAGGTAAACTCTCGCAGTTCGAAGCACAATTCGAATCTCTTTCTACATCTGTAGTAGATAGCGGTCTTCCAAAGTTCTTTATTGAATTAGGAACCAACGTACTATCTGCAACAGAAGGGATTATTAACTTCATTGACGTATTTCCCGCGTTAATGGGGTTACTTAGTGGTGGGCTATCTCTCACTGGGCAAAAGGCCGGTAAAAGTAATATGCCCTCTTACGCCAGTTGTGATTTAATTGCGGCGTAGGATGCAACCTTTTGTTTCGTATAGGACTCAAATTGCTGGGATGGGCTAAAGATCATCTGCTACAATAGCGCAGAAATGACGCTATGAACGAGCCGAAAGGCGGAAACAAGTGATGATATTCGTATATGCTGAGATAAAAGCATACATATAAAACGTATGTGCTAAGTACGATAGATAAAATGTTCTATCAGCAGCCACATATCCAAAGGCCGCAAGTTCCCGGAGTGTGTGGCCGGAGCGGAAACTTGGATTTATGGTTCAACGACTGGAAGAGTCGGGTGTCACAACGCCATGAAGTACAGTCTGAACATCCGGAGAAAAACCGGAGTGGTCATAAATGATAAACAAACATATTTAAGTGGATGGTGAAGCAGTGAAAATTAAAATCGCTACAGAATATACTCAAACTCCCGGTGGTCGTTTTAAGGATGAAGGAGAGTTCTCAGGAGAAGATTTTCGTGACACTCTTTTAGCACCAAAATTCCAAGACGCCATATCTCACGGTGAAAAACTTGTTGTGGATCTAGACGGAGGATATGGTTATGCTACATCTTTTTTAGATGAGGCGTTTGGAGGATTGGCGCGCGCAACAAAAGATCAGCGTGTTATGGATATTGAATTGATTTCTGATGACGAATCACGGCTTGTAGAAAAAATTCACGAATACATATTTCGGTCACTTTTCGCATGCGAAATTGGGTTAAACTAAATTATTACCAATGGAAATATTATAGATTTAAATATCAGGGCGGTGAGGTATTTGACAAATAAGGGAAAAAAATGGTATAGTTTAGTCAAGAGAATGTATGTTTTTCTTTCCATGGGGGTGAAAACAGCTATGAATGTTCTCCTTGCAAAAAGCCCTTATCGTCCATTTAAACGTGGTACAAACGCTTTAATTCGTGCCAATCGAGAATTAATATCAATGAAAACTTATACCCAAAAAAACAAAAGCAATATTTTGACGGTAAAGTTAGGAGATATTCAAAATGCCTCCACGCAAAAGAAGCAACCGTAAATTAAGCGAGTTGTACATCTGGTTTAAGCGACACTGGGCTATACGAACAATAATAGGCTTTTTGCCAAGTGTATGGATACCAATTGTTTTATCACAGAGCGGTAAAGCAATTGGTATTGTTTTGCCTGATGGGAAATGGACAATTTTGGCATGGCTTCCCACTATTATTATTTATCTGTTGAGTATTGTATTTCTTTTATCTACAAATAGTGCCGCTAACCAAGAAGACGACTTGTTAGAAGCTCAAATGCAGGCAAAAGATTCATTAATTTCTATTCACAAACACATGATTGAGTCCTTATATACAATTTGTGATAGAAAATATGATAAACTACTAACTAATATGTCGGCAGAAAGCTATTATTCTGATTGTAGGCAAATTGAAATGCAAATCAAAGAAATTCTGGTGGGCATTCAAGGGTGTTTACGAGAGGTTCTTCACAAGCCTGCATCGCAAATTATTGTTACGTTAGCTTATCAAAGGTATAGTGACAACAGATTGGTTGACACCGAGTGGAGATGGCTCAATACAAGACTCGGTGGGACGGGAAGCACACGGTGCCAACTTGGCAGCAATCACCGTTCTACATTTTATCATGTTGTAAAAGGGGATTCAGATTTTTTATTCTACAATGATAAGGATGCGGCAATTAAGGAAAATTGCTACGTGCCTAGTGCGGCGGATAATCGTCAAGAACAAAAAGGATCAATCATTTGCAAACGAATTATTGTTGCTAATGACACACAAAAGTATATGATGGCCGTTTTAAACATTTCAACTAACGGGTTTAAGTTTGTGCAGTCAAATCAAGATGATGAAATTTGCACAGTAAGAGAGAATCTCCAAACTTTATTGCTTCCTGAATTTGAAAAAAGACTTCAAATTGAACTGGCTAATTTGGTAATTCTAACTCAATGCTTTGATTCAATTAAATAAATATTTTTTGTATTTTTATCTGACCACCCATATTAAATATGGGTGGTCTTTTTGTTGTTCACTCACACTCTTAAACATCACCATTTTTTACGACTCAGTTTTCCGTATGGAATAATTACTTGTCCTGTGGTAGGTTCCAACCAATATGCAACGGTGCATTCGGGCCAATTGGGGCATCCTGCAAAAGGACCTTTTTTGCTATTAATTCTTCTTAGGGATGAGCCACATTGTGGGCACTTGTAATCGCTCGCAGTTTTTAATGGCACTATTTTATTTTCTTTTCGAAAATCTTCCTCACGCTGTTGAAGCGTTTTTTTGAAATCAGCATAGTGATTTATACGACTTGCTGCCAAGCAAAGTATTCTTGAGCCTTCCAAATTCTCACAACTAAAGCAATATTCACAGTACAAACAGTCAACCCATCGAGATGAATAAACATTTTTGTATATATTCTTTTGAGCTGGGCACAAATATCCGCTCTCAAATTCAACCGCTGGTAATGCAGCTTTATAGTATTTTTCACAAGCTTTATCAACTGCTTTATTTCTTATCCATTCCCGGTATATTTGATGCGAAAATAGAATACGGCTTATCATTTGGTCCGTAAGCGTTGATTCATCTAAATCTATATCTATCATCAAAATCGATATATTTTTTTCGTATGCATGACTTTTAAGTGCCTCTATATCTGACACTTCGTAAAAAAGATTAAAATTTAAAACAATTTGAAGTTGGAAGCTGTCTTTATATACTAAAAGAGTTGGAGGGAATTGTTTATCTTCGCACATATACGTGACATCGGTGATATCAAGGACTTTTGCGGGTGCAATCAACTCATCTTCCTTGTATGAATCAAACTTCAGCACTGCGTCGGGAAGGTAAATCTTACGATGTTTTTGAATGGCTTTAAATACAGCCTGATAAACTGCTACTGCCGGACCAAAAACACAATCGTATTTTACCTCATGCGCAAAATGATGACTTCGCTTCTCGCCTTTCCTAGCAATGAGCCTTGTGTGACAATACGGACAAATGCTGTTACAGGATAGTCCACTTGGTACGTCCTCAATTGAATGTAGCTCACCTGTCTCGGTGTCAATTCCCCAATAAATGCGTCCACGTTTCAGTTTTTTAATATTGCCCATACAGATCACCTTCAGAAATATATGAACGGTGTTTGCGCTTTCCTCTTGCTTATGAGCACATTATAACATAATTAATGGGTAATAAATGGGACAGTATGCGGCATTGATTATGCAATAGATAATCTTAGAACATCAATCATACATCTCATCATCATCTTCCGGATATTCATCATAAATAAAACTATCCTCGCTTAAAAACTCGTCTTCGCTGAGGCCACCACTTTCTTTAAAGATGTCATCAAACGCTTGCTTGTAGTGGATATACCCATCTAATCCATCGCCAAAGTACCCATAGTCTTTTGACATACCACACATCCCCTACTTGTGTTTGTTCCAACTCATTTCAATCGCCCATCAAGCGATGCTATCATTTGTGCTTTTATAATACCACAAAATCAACAAAATGACCACATTATAGAGACCACACACTATCTATAGTGAACATTATTGATATTCACGCTGTTTGATTTTGATGTAGAACAGGCAAAAAATGGTATTTTAGACTTTGGAGAATCGATTAACTTTCTTGGCAAATCTCTAAGTTCTATAAAAGATGATTTCGCTGGGAACGGTTTCTCTGGATTTGTAAATGGGCTAAAAACACTATTTGTATCTCAAAGTAAAAGGGATGCGTCACTCCATCTTGAAACAGACATAAAAGCTTTATCTGAATATGTTGATGCGGTACAAAACGGCACTAATGCTGGCAAGGCGTTTGACGACACTATGAAAAACGCCTCAACAACTGCGATAAACTATGCCAGATCAACCGATGCATCCAAAGTAAGCGTTCAAGAATTTACAGCAATGCAAAAGGCAGCAACGCTAAGCACTATCGGTTTGAAAGCAGCTACTGTTGCACTGAACATGGCTATTTCAATGGGAATTGGGGTTGCCATCAATTTTGCAATCAGCGCCCTGGATGATTACATCCATCGCCATGAACGTCTTATTGAAGCTGCAGAAAAAGAGGCCAGCGAGTACAATTCGCTTAGCAGTGAATTGAAGTCTTTGGATGACCAAATGGAAAGCAACTCCGATCGGATTAAGGAATTGCAGAGTTTGGGAACATTGACGTTTGTTGAACAGGAAGAGCTTGATAATTTACAGGAAGCAAATGAAAAACTCGAAACGCAGCTTAACTTAAAAAATGCATTAGCCAATATTGAATATGGTGAAGCGCGCGACGCTGCAATTAAAGTAATTGATGATAAAAGCGAAGTTGTTCAAGAATTTGATTCTAACGGGCTTTATATTGGTAGTTACGATGCTACGCGTTCTGAAAAAATCAAAGCTAATGTCTCTGATTTGGACCATATTGATTCCGAGATTCAAAGGTATCTTTCCGAATATGCAGAAGCTTTGAAAGCCAATTTTATTGGTGACTTTGAGTTCTCAACCAAAGAAGATTATGAAGAACAAATCGCAAATTTACGCGAGGGCAGGCAACTTGTTTTAGACGAAACTCTTAGGCTACAAGCAGCGCTGCAGGAACAAGCGGATGTTCTTATCGGAGATGACGATGTAAGTCGTAAATACCGCGACGAGGTAAAACAGAGCGGCATCCTAGTGGACGATTATCTGGGAAATATCGCAACACAGAAAACAAATGACTTCAACTCTGTCTTCGACAACAACCAATTTGTTAAAGAGAAAGAGCAACTAGAGGATCTTGCCAGACAGGGAAAACTTACTGCGGATGTATTCGATAATACCAATGCATATGATTCCTTAGTAAATGCACTTGAAGTTCTTGGCATCTCAATTGAAGATACCGTCAATCAATTCAACGCTTTGGCCGAATCTGAAGCCGGAGCTCAAGAATCATTTGATCCTGAAAAATTCGAAAGTCTCAATTCAGAGTTTGGCAATCAGATTTCAAATGTTGACGCATTGTATAACGGCTATCAAACGCTTACAGCGGCGATGGATGAATACAATACGTACGGTTATATGACGGCAGAAACACTGAGTTCTCTTGCCAGTTCTGGAATGATTCAGTATTTAGAGGCTACGGCAAATGGCCTATCAATCAATACTGACGCGTTGCTGCAAAATGCTGAAGCTGCCAAGGTATCAGCAATTAACGCTCTTCAAAATTCTGTTGCTCAACAATTGGTAGCGCTTGCGGCTGGTGACGTAGCCATTGCTGCTCCGGGTGCTGGTGACGCTATCGTGGCAGCTGGCGAAATGGCTGCTGCATCTGCAGCTGGATTTAAAACGGCTTCTGCGGCTGCGGCCGAAACAACAATTTTTCTTGAAGGCGTTCGAGACGCACAAGCCGGAAATGCTGTTGACCCTGACGCTTATCGTGATCGTGCAGATCAATTGATCGCCAACGCTCAGGCTGTTGCCGACTCTATCGCCAAAATAGATATTGCGTCTGCTGGATATCAAAAAGCTATGGCGGGCAATGCCAAATCTACCGGCTCGGCTAAAAGCGCAGCGGAGGAATATGTAGAGTCGCTAAAAAAAGAGAAAGAGGCTTTACAGGATGTAAAGAATGAGCTGGACGATCAAAAAGATGCCTATGATTCTGTTATCCGCGCTGTCCAGAAAGCACTAGACAAGGAAATCGAAGCTCTTGAAAAGCAAAAAGATGCTTTATCGGATCCTGATATTGAAGGTTCGTACGGCAACCGTATCAACTTCATCCAGATGGAGATTGATGCGCTCAACGATTTAAGGGATGCTAAAGAGCGCGAAATAGCCGTAGAAAAAGCCAAGGCCGAACTTGAACGGTTGAAGGACCAGAAAACGCTACGTGTATACATGGAAGGCGAAGGCTTTGTCTGGCGCACTGATGAATCTGCCATTCGTGATGCACAGGAAGCCCTTGATAAGGCCGAACTGGATAAACAAATTTCTGATCTTGAGGATGCCAAAGAAAAGCTTGAAGATATGCTTGAACAAGAGGAAGAAGCTCTTGACAAAAACATTGAAAAGCTTCAAGAATATAAAGATAAATGGGGCGAAATCGCCGATGCTTATCAAGACGAGCAAGATAGGCTTATGGCCGCTCAGGTGCTTGGGCAAAACTGGGAAGCTGAAATTCTGAATGGCCGAATTGAGACGCTCACTTCTTTTCGCGACAAATATATTTCAATCATGGCTGAAATCGCAGCAAAGGTTGAAGAAATCGAAGCCTTGGAGCGCCGTATTAAAGAGGCGCAAAACAGCATCGGTTCTTCTGGTGGAAACTCTGGCGGTGGCGGTGGAGACAGTGGGGCTACAAATGCGTCTTTACCACGGTATCGCGTCGTAAACACTAAGTATGGAACAGTTTCCCGTTCCGGATTTACCACACAATCTGCGGCCCAAGAATATATTAAAACTCTGGGAGCATCACAAAGATTTTTCCGCATTGAGAAATATGCCAATGGCACTATGTTCTCCCCTAAAACACTTGCTTATGTGGATGATGGAATTGGCAGCAACGCCGGCAGTGAGCTGATCGTGCGAGCGCCTAAGCATGGAAGGCTTACATCTCTTGAATTAGGTTCAGGTGTTATCCCCGCGCAGGCAACAAAAAATCTAATCGCGATGGCAAAGTCTCCTCAAGCAATGCTGCAAGAACAGTTCAAGAATTTGTTTAACAATCAGATGTTGGCAGCTAATACAGTTGGTACAAACAAAATCTTCGAATTCAAATTTGGAGATATTATCATGCATGGCGTGAATGATACAACGTCGTTCGCTAAAATACTCACTCGCGAGTTCCCCGCTATCTTGAAGCAGGAGCTAGGGCGGTGATTGGTGTTGTATTGCGAATTGCGATTTTTCAATCCGTTTTCCTGTATAGAAGCAGCCTCGCAAAACTCATAGTGACTGCCTCAACGCCAGCTCAACAATTTTCCTGTCAACGCTTTAGCACAAAGATTAAAAACATCCTATGTGGGCACAATATTTCCAGTTATATGCCATTCTTAAGGGCTAAAAAAGGGAAAAAGCCGAAAAAACAGCTAAAAAGTTTTTAATTCAGGCTATTTACTTGAACCGGCCTGAAGATTTTGTTACAATAGATGTGCAACAGTACAATTTAATGTACTATGTGCATATGATTGCATGAGGTACGGACATTTTGGGTAAATGAGAGGTAATTTAATGGATAATACAAAACATAGTGTCTATTCTCCAAATGCAATTAAAATCGAGGTTACTGAACATTATTTCAATGTCGGATTCGCCCACGTTGATGATCAGAGAAAAGTGACTGACGAGGTACATTTGTCGATAGAGCCAACAGATGCATTGTTTTTTGCCGAACAAATATTAAATGCCTTTAAGGAGCATCAAAAAAAATACATTGAAAACTCAAAGACACAGCCAGATTTGGGAGATGAAAAAGATGCAATCAACCCAGACTAGCAAGCAGGCAAACGGATATAAAATCGCACCCGTAAATAGCACTGCTGACGGACTCAAGTTGCTTGAACAATTGCAAAAGACAAAAACAGAATCAGAATTTTTGGAATGTATGAAAGAATTGTATTGTACTGCTGTACGACACGAGCAACTGGATGAAAGTGGTTTTATCTCAGAAAAGCAAAGAGCCCAAATGACGGGCTGGTTAAAAAATTCTGATGAAGATAACACCATCGATGAACTTGAGCGTTGTGTTGACAATCTAAACAAACTTTTGGTGGAGTCGCATCCCAACCTTGAAAAAGGATTCACGAGCGAAGAGTACAAGCTGTTTTTTCAACTACTCACTTTGTCTGATAACTATTTGAGAGTAGGACTTTCGCGTCAAAACCAAACACCTACGTATTTGATTGTAGCTAAGGAAGAAGACTACAAAGAATATCGAAAAGCAATTCGGTTGATTAATGCTTTTTACTCGAAAAACAAATATGAAGTGCATGTCCTATATGCTACATCAGAGATGGTGAGCAATGAAGACTTACATTCTCCTGTACTTTTCCTTAGTTGTGATATCTTTCATTAGCTATTTTAAATTACAAGGTACAAAGGAATATTCGAACGATGCCTAGTTGTGATGAACACAAGTTAAAAATGGAACACAATAAAGAGTTTCTCAGTATCTGCCGTGCGAATAACCCCAAAGATCATAAAGGTGTATACTACTATGACTGGGAAATTGTTGTGGAGTTTTATGCATGTGTTCATTTAGTTGAAGCTGTATTAAAAAAGAAGTTTGACATTGATAGTGTAGATCACAGCAAACGACGCGAATTCATGGAAAAAAATAAAGATATTTTCACCGATGATGTAATGGAAAGCTATACAGCTCTATTAGAGTATTCACATCAAGCTCGTTACAAGCCTCTAACCTATAGCACAAAAAAGAAGGCCTATGATGCGCAATTATGCATGGATGCATTGGAAGCTAATTTGTGTAAATACTTAAAGTGAAATCCTCAGATAAATTATCAAAAGAGTCACGCAAATGTGTGGCTCTTTTTTTGATGCACCCACTTCAAAATCATCTTAAATATGATATACTCATATCGAGGTGATTTTGAAGTGGATAAAAGCAAGCATTCATGTGATGATATCAATAACAGCATTTCTAAAACCAGTTCAAGGTTAACTTTTACACGTACTGTAAATAAACCAGATACCTCTAAGGCGGTCAATGCCAATATTGTTAAGAGCAAAGAAAAACAAACATCATCAAAAACGGAGTAGCAAAATGCCATCGTTAGAAATCTTCCATTCAATCCCAGAAATACTATCTTATTTTTTTCCAGGGTTTGTTCCTATTTCTATTTTCTTATTTTTAAGCTCAAACGAACTGGAATATAGCCATATAAACGTTTATAGTATTTGCATTAGCTATGCAATAAAAGTTTTAATTGATTCTATTTTATACAAGTTCAACTTAATTTACACTACTGGTTTGATCTATGTTATATATTTATGCTTTGGCGTTGTATCCGGCTATATTGTGTACTGTATATACAGGAATCCAAAGATAAAAAAAGCATTGTCAATGTTTGCAAATAAATCACAAAACAATAATATATGGAATGATATTATTGATCATAAATTTGGCACCAGCCTTATATTGTATCCATCGTTCAATAACGACTCGTACATTGTTGGCACTTTAGTAGAATACGAAGAAAACGGAACAGAATCTTGGTTTGCACTACAGGACTATTATGTATATGAAAATGGAAATAAAAGAGCATCTTCTGATGATTATTCATATCCGGCAATAATCGCGGTGCAGCTTTCTCATATAGATCATGTAGAAATTCTGTATCCAAGTGAAAATTCAGAAGTCGTTATGACTTATAACCTTCAAACAAGCAGCAAAGCAGCCGAATAAATCGTTTAACAGTAGCCATTTGCCTGTTGCTTTTGATAAAACAATAAGATTTATGGAAAGAGTCACACTAGCATGTGACTCTTTTTTATTGCAAAGGAGGCATGTCTTATGACTCCTTCTGAACACGATGAACTACAAAAGGCATTACGTGTACTCGCAGAGCGTATTGTGAAAACATGCCGCGAGGAAATCGAGAAAGCTCATTTTGATAAAACATATACAGCTAAAATTGTTGGAGTCAAATCCAACAATCAATATGTTGTCGAATATAACGGAAAACAGCTTACTGTAAAAGGACAGCCCAGTGCACGTTTTAACCTTGGAGATTACGTGCGTATTTTGTCGCCGCAAAATAACATCAAAAATACTATTATCATTCCTAAAACCGGAAGTTCTGGAGACCCGTCAGAGGGCGGCAATTCCCATACACATTCAAATCTTGATGTATTGCATCAGCTTACTCAAAAAATGATTGATAACATGGGAGATCTGAAAGCGTTGGCCTTTAAAAGCAACGTCGATTTTTCTGATCTCACTGCTGAGTTATTGGCTGAAATAAACAAAATTTCAAGTAAAGCCAATCTCACTGATATCGTTCAAACTGATTGGGCAGAGGCAAACAGCTCATCAAAGGCATTCTTAAAGAACAAGCCATCTTCCCTACCTGCAAGCGATGTATATTCGTGGGCGAAGCAACCTAACAAGCCAACTTACACAGCTAGTGAAGTTGGCGCATTACCTGCCGATACAGAGTTGCATACTCACTCTAACAAGTCTGTTCTTGATAAAATAACGCAAACACTGATTAGTGCATGGAATAGTGCCGTGTCCCATGTAAGCGATGCTGTAAAACACATCACTTCTGCCGAAAGGATATTGTGGAACTCAGTAAAAGATAAAGCAAACACATCAGATGTACTCACCAAAACGAACACGACACAATATTCCCCTACTTCAAATTATCATCCTGCTACAAAGAAGTATGTCGATGATTACGTCCAAGACCATTCGCCTGGAGATATGCTCAAAAGCATATATGATACTAATAATGATGGTATTGTAGATAAGGCGGCGCATTCCAATAACGCAGACCGAATTAGCGGCAAAGAAGTAAATGACTCTTTGGATACAGGCGTTATTTGGACGGCAGATCGTATCAAAGCCGAGTTGGATCAAAATCTTCCGATACAGCTTCTACAATGGTCTGGCACTGTTACGTCCAACCAAGTGATTGATTTTGGCATTCCGACTTCAGAAGGATATAAAACAAATTCACTGGAAGTATTGATGCGATTGGATGACGGGAAATTAACAAAAGCGATCCACGCAATAGATTATGGATATACATATAGAGATACGTCACACATTGAAATAAGATTTTTCAATGCTGGTACATACACTGTCAATTATGGCTATTGTGCGTTAGGCACTTTAACAACAACAAGAATTGATTCATCAGAACCAGTAAACTTAAACGCCAACGATATTTGGCTTGAAGTACTGAGCTAAAGATTGGAGGCCCGTATGAGCTATTTTAAAATTAAACGAGACAGTAATACTCCAGTAGAACTTGGTGTATTAGTCGAAAACGTCGAGGGACTTGATGAAAGGCTTGCTCTAAAGGTTGATAAGGCTGAAGGTAAGGGGCTTTCTACAAACGATTATACAACAACTGAGAAAAATAACGTTGCAAGCAACACTGCAGCGCGGCACTCTCATGGAAACAAATCTGTAATTGACAAAATTACACAGACGCTATTGGACAATTGGAATGCAGCATTTTCTCATATCTCGGATGCTGTAAAGCATATCACTGCCTCTGAGCGCACTTTATGGAACACTGTATCTTCAAAGGCCAATAAGTCCGATGTGCTTACTAAAACAAACACTACAGAATACACGCCTACATCAGATTATAACCCCTCTACAAAGAAGTATGTCGATGACGCAATTGCCGACAAGGGTGTAGGAAATATGCTTAAAAGCGTTTACGACATAAATGATAATGGTGTCGTAGACAACGCAGAAAAGGTAAACGGACTCACTGTTCTTACCGCTGTGCCAGCAAACGCTAAATTTACGGATACTATTTATACACATCCAACATCCTCTGGCAATAAACATATTCCTTCCGGTGGCGCAAGCGGTCAGATATTAAAATGGAGTGCAGACGGAACAGCCGTATGGGGTTCAGAAAAAGTTTACACACACCCTAATAGCGGTGTTACTGCCGGCACATACAAAAGTGTGACTGTAAACGATCAGGGTCATGTTACTGCTGGTTCCAATCCTACGACACTGGAGGGTTATGGAATTACTGATGCTGCATCAAAAACTCATTCTCATACCAAAAGTCAAATTACTGACTTTCCTACCTCTTTACCGGCCAATGGCGGCAATGCAGACACTGTAGATAAAGTACATGTAAATGATTCGGGTTCCGGTAACGTCCTTTGGACAGCTTCTCGAATACAAGAAGAGCTTCAGTCAAATCTTCCTACTGGTGTTGTTCACTGGAGCGGAACCGTGACTGCTGGTAAGGAAATAGAAATTGTAATTCCACATACGGATGATTTCAAGACATGCTCTGTTGAGATTTTGGCTCAAAGAAATAGCATATGGGAAAAAGCAATTCATGGTATTGATTATAACTACGCAATTGTAGATGCAACACATATTTCTGTTATCTTTCTGCTTGCAGGAACATTCATTGCCAATTATGCGTTCTGCGCGCAAGGGCATGTACAGTTAATCGAAGTCAGCAATAGCGAACCCGCATCACTTAAGAGTGGAGATTTCTGGTACGAGGTTCTGTCGTAAGAGGGGTGGGTTGATATTGGCAAATAAATTTAAGCGGTTCAATAAAACAAACGAAGAAATCATTGTAAAAAGCGAGAATGTCGAAGGCCTCTCTTCTCTTCTGGGCAATAAAGTGTCTGTCGTAACCGGTAAACAATTATCTACAAATGATTTTACCAACACAGACAAGTCGAATGTTTCCGCTAACACATCTGCACGCCATACACATTCCAATAAAAGCATAATCGATAAAATCACTCAAGCTTTTATTGACAACTGGACTGCAGCATACACTCATATATCTGACACAGTAAAACACATCACGGCAGCGGAACGAACAAACTGGAATGGAGCTGCTACAAGTCAACACACACATTCAAATAAAAGTGTATTAGATGGAATAACGTCCACGTTGGTATCCAATTGGAATTCTGCATATACACATATTTCTGACGCTATTAAGCATATAACGGCAACCGAACGAACAAACTGGAATAGCGCAAAAAGTAAGGCGGACGCGGCACTTCCTGCTTCCAGCTATACCGCTGCAGATATATTGAAAAAGTTACTGACAGTAGATGGTTCTGGCTCAAAACTTGATGCAGATTTGCTTGATGGCAAGGAAGCGACAAATTTCGCGTCATCAACACACACACATACACCCGCCGCCATCGGCGCGGCAACTGCTGAGCAAGGCATAAAGGCTGATGCGGCATTGCCCAAAAGTGGCGGCACAATGACTGGATTTATTACGCTTCATGCAGCGCCTACAGCTAACATGCATCCGGCTACTAAAAAATACGTGGACGATAAAATGATAGCTGCTGGTAACGGTGATATGACGAAGGCCGTATATGATGCAAATGGTGATGGAGTCGTAGATAAAGCTGAGACTGTTCCATGGTCGGGCGTGACGGGAAAACCCAACACGTTCCCGCCGTCCACGCACAAACACACAAAGAGTGAAATCACGGATTTCCCAGTGTCGCTTAAGAACCCCGCAGCACTGGCAATCAGCTTGAACGGTACGAGCCAAGGTGCATACGATGGAAGTGTGGCCAAATCTGTAAACATTACACCCGCAGGTATTGGTGCCTTGGGCAGAACAGAGAAAGCAGCCGATTCGTCAAAACTTGCGGGACTTACGCCTGTTGTAGACAACCCCGGTCCGAGCAACCGGAATACGTGGTATTTTCCTTTTACCGGAACCAATAACAAAGATGGTACGCGGAAATATTACGCTGCGCTGTATGCTGACCATGCAACAACATCTGGACGTGCAAACAATCTTTCCATGGGGCTAAACGGTTCTGATTTATGGGTGTATTACAGTTGAGGGGGCGAACGACGTGAGTTATCGCCAAAATGATATGCTTATCCCCGAGTCGAGCTATATCCGGTTTAACGATGTGCAGTTAAAAAAGTATTATTTCAACGATGTGCTTGTATGGCAGCGTCAGCAGAAAGTATATCCCGGAATACCAGTTGCTAAAACGCAAAATCTTGGGTATGGTCCATATTTCACTGTGGCGAACAACGGATCGGATATAAAGGTGGACGCATTCGGTGGTACTGAACGAGGATGGGGACGCGCAATACTCGGCGGATTCAATTCATGGGGATATTCAAAAATATACTTTTCGGCGTTGCGCGCGTACATCACAAACAGCTTTTCAAAAATAGCGGTGTCTCTTGGCGATATCAATGGGAATTGGGTTCAACGCCTTATATATCACGACACCGGGGAATCGCTTGGCGGGTACGATGTTACTTTCGGCTCCGGTGACCTTTTTACCATAAACTCGGCCAATGGGAATTATTATCTGATATTAGAAGTGGATTCTGGAGCTACTTCGCGCGGTTTAAATGCAACTATCGAAATGAACGGCTGCTATCTGATTTGAAATATATAATTATCTTGAGGGTGGTGATAAAAATAAAACCCATATTAAAACCACAAAATGCGTTTGATGCCACCAAAGAGCACGAGTTCGAATTCTCTTATCCTTCAATTATTTCAAAAAGCAAACTGATTGTATATACCAATTCTAATGGAAAAACCGTTTATGAGCAAACACAAACCTCTTCAAAGAAAGCATATGTGTTGCCTGCTAAAACACTTTCAAATGGTACATATTACAGCGCTAAAATTTATGTGTATGACGCGTCAGGAAAAATAAGCGAAGAGAGCAACCATATTGACTTTTATTGTTATAGTACCCCCATATTGTCAATTAATATAACACCTAACCAAGTGATTGCATATGCATCTTATCTATTACAACTGTCATATTTGCAACGCGAAAAAGAACTGCTAAATACATATTCTATTCTCATTAAAGATAACAACGCGAATGACAAAACGGTTTTTGATTCTGGCGCAAGATACGCCATGCAAGGGTTAGATATTATGGTGACAGGGCTTGAATCTGGGCATTCTTACACTGCCTATGCGTATTTCGATACGGTGAATGGACTACATGCCGAGATTGATCCGGTGACTTTTTCAGTTGAATATTCTTCTCCATACCTTTCTGCATTGCTTTTGGGCCAGAATAATAAATGCGAAGGCACTGTTTCAATTACTTTTAATATTCACTCAATCATTGGCGAAACCGAAAATGGAGACGCTATCTATATTAACGGCGAAAAGATTGATCTTCGAAACGATAAAGTTGTGTTTTCCGAAGGAGTTAACTTAGCAGGCGACTACACCATTCAAATTGATTGCAGCGATTTAAACGGATGCACTACAATTATGGAAATGAAAAATTCAAACGGCGACCGTGTAACGGTTGAATATATGGAGGATACTTTTTCAAACATAGGGGTAAAAAAAGCCTACTTAGAATTAAAGGCCTATCATTCTGGAGTATGCTATGATAAATTAAGCAATTTTATCGATCCGCCCTCAAGTTCTCAAATGGTACATATCTGGATTCGAAAATTCAACAATTTATACGACTTAAAGCTTCAGTGAGGGTGGTTATATGCTATTTTTAAGTACAGCCTTTTTGGGTGAGGCACAAACAGCAGCTCCCACTCCGACAAGCGTCGCTCTCATCAACAATATATCGCTTGGTAACGGCATATTTGACAGATTGAAAATCACAAATGACACTTCATTTGCATATACAATATCTATTTCTGACATTTGGGATATGAATACGGTGTTGGACGCAAAATTCAATGGAAATACCCTTGCTGGCAACGTTGATTTCACGGCAGACAACGTTGATATGCTTCGCCTAAAAAAACGTCTAAAAGGTACAACTGACTGGGCAACCGTTTTTGAAAAAGCGATTCATAAAGCTGCCGATTTTTATGACATCTACATTGACCGATTCGCCGGAAACATGAGATCATACGAGTACGCTGTCGTCCCAGTGTATGGAGATATAGAGGGCAATTTAAGCCTGATAGAAGTGCAAAGTGAATTCAATGGATATTTCATTGCTGATGCAGAGACTATTTATGGTACCGAGTACAATGTTGCAACGGGGAATGTTTCTAAAAATCAAAATGCACAAGTTGTAAACACACTTGATTCCAAATATCCATATGTGATATCAAATAGCCAAAATAATTACTATGCGTCTACTTTCGCTGCATTCTTTTTTGTTCCGTCAATGGATTGGTATGACAATACCGATAGGCGTAATCAAATTCTAGAGTGGTTGCAAAATCGGAAGGCAAAAATTCTTAAATATGAAGACGGCCGGGTTTGGATGATTCGAGTTACAGGTTCCCCCTCTCTCTCCCCGTCTGGGCATCGCGAAGTACCATCAATCAATTTTGACTGGGTAGAAATTGGAGATTGCAACAGCACGAATGATTTGGTGAGTAATGGATTGGTAAACGTCGGTTTGGAGGTGTGAGCATGCACTTTCAAACCAAGCGTGATCTTTCAATCTTATATCAGCATACTAAAAACATGTATGTAATGGCGCAGATTCTTAATTATGATATGCAAATTGTTGATTCATTTCAAGGTTCAATTACCGAATACTCTTATAGCGAAGACTGCGACTCTGATACCAGAAGAACAATCTCTCTTTCTGTTGTAATCAAAGACAAAACTTTTGACGTTGATGCGAACGCCAAAATTTGGCTTGATAAACTTATTCGTGTATATGTAGGATATGAAGATATGCGCACGTCAGAAATCACATATTACCCCAAAGGAGTTTATACGATTTGTGATAATAGTTTCAGCTGGGATTCAAGTACTTCTTCCCTTCAGATTTCATGTGTTGACCAATCAGCTTGCTGCGATGGAACACGTAATGGCTATGTGCGTGGCCTGACAACAAAGATTGAAGAAGGAAGTAGTATTCGAGGAGCACTGATATCTCTTATCACCCAAGAGGCTGGATTTAAAAAGTATCGTATAGACACATACCACAGAAGCGTTCCTGATGGGTACGAAGAAACCATTGCAGAATTTGATGAAATCCCATATGATATGGAATTTGACGTAAACACCAGTATCTGGGAAAAAGTTGTTGAAATACGTGATTTGCATCCCGGTTGGGAAGCCTTTTTCGATGTAGATGGAACATTTGTGTTTCAAGGTATTCCCACGTGCGAATTTGACGAACCTGTAATTACTGCGGAGCAATTGGCCCCGCTTGTTCAAGGAGAGCCTTGTACCCTTACTTTCACTGAAGTTGCAAACGTCACCGACCTTTATGGACAAAATATTGAGCCAGATCGTTATAGCGACAAATGCACGGTCTCTGGAGATACATACAAGATGACTATTGAAGACGAGAACTTTGATGGCAACAATCTTGTCCTCAACACTAAGTTTCAAGTGTCAGTCAGCGCAGCCTCCTTGAAAGGGCAAAAAATGTCTTTTAACAATGGTCCATCCTATCCAATTGTATACGAAGGCAATATTCCAATAAGCGCTGGCGATATGCGGCCTGAAACGCAATATATTGTGAAGTATAAAAAAGGATACTTCTATTTTTATGGGGAGTGCCAAGTACACGCGATTTGTAAAGAAGTTGCTTTTACGCCAACCGCAGAACAAATTGCTGAAGATAAAGTCTATGAAAGTTGCAACAACATAAAATATCGTGTGATTCCTGATAGTCCGTTTGCAATAAAGGAAATGTGGAAAGACGAAATTCGACGACCACTGGCTGGCGGAGAATATGAAAATATATTTTCTAATGATTTAGCTTCTCAACGAGCTGACTATGAAACATGGAAAACAACACGCCTCATGAGCCGATTAGAACTTCCAATCATCGAAATCCCATGGCTTTCAACAAATCAGCTTATTGAATACACTTCAAAGCGCACAGGTGAAACAAAAAAATATATTGTAAAGCAAATAAGCACTTCAAATGGACTGTCAACGCTGAGCTGCATTGAGTTTTATCCGTTATATCCATTTATCGTCCAATAGTGCAACAAGCCAAAGCGCCTTTTAAATGGCGCTTTTTATTTTACAGGGAGGTGGCCGCAATCAGCGCAACATATCCAAATTTAAATGGTACTTCCTTTCCAGAAAACATTGATTCGTTCCCTAAAAAAACTGAGCCTGGGATTGAAGATCTCACCAAAATTGAACAATATCACGCCAAGTATGCTGCGCATGACCTGGCAGGAGCTAATGCAATTCTCTCTACTTATCCTGAGCTTAAAACAATGCTCATCAATGCTGAGACACTCAATCAGTATCGTGATGCCATCATTGCGATTGAAACATACTACAAGTATCAGTATGAAACATATCTCGCAAACACCACCAAGCAGATCATAATTAATCAAAATCAGCCATCAGGTCAGTTAAAAGACGATATATGGCTTGAGGTCATCTCGTAGGGAGGGATTTCAATGGCGAAAAAAATTGTTCGAGCACATCAGAAACTTGCCGATGGCTCATATGATACTTTACATTATGAAACAGAAAAAGCTGCAATCGTTGACTTTGAACATACTCATGACGACAGGTACTATACCGAAGCAGAGATGAACACAAAACTGAATGCAAAAGAAAACACATTCACGAAGAACAATGCATTCAACAAAAACTTCGGCACGGCAGCGGGTACGGTGTGCCAAGGCAATGACAGTAGGCTGTCCAATGCACGGAGGGCAAGCAACATCACAATGAGCCTGTCTGGCACTACTTTAACAATAAATTACTCGTAAGGCGGTGCAAACATGCCTTTGAATTTTAATAGCACCTCTGTTCCATCAAGCGGAAGCGTTGTCTATAATGGCGTATCTCTTTCGACCTTAAAGCAAGGAAGTGTAGTTATATGGAACAAAATGCCAGAATTTCTTTATAATGCCGGCAATCAATATACTAGCTGGACCGGCGGCTGGCAGCAAAAAGACACCTATATGTCGCACGCGGATTACTGGTACGGCAACACGCCTGGATCAGTTTCTGGATTGAACGGCACTTTGACAATTCAGTCAAATAATATGAAATCATTTATGTCCAATGGTTCAAGTCCATATCAGGGTGTCCTGATTTCGACAATTTCTCAAATTGATATAACCCCTATTTCATCATTAACTGCGACATTTACAGCTTCGGAGATGTGGGGTGGTGGATACGCAAGTATGGGTGTCACAAAGAGATTTGAGAATAAATATCAGCCCATTTCGGCAACTGGCGGCGTATGCAGCCGTATTAAATTTAACACGACAGGACCACATACTGTCACCCTAAATACTTCTGCGTTAAGCGGAATGTATTATGTATGTTTTACAACCTGCATCGATAGTGACGCACAGTTGAGTACTTATTTGCAGAGTATTAAATGCTCTTAAACGAAGGAGGACCACATATGCTTAAAATTACATTGAAAAACGGAAAAGAATATGCAGCTCTTGATTCTACGGCAGTTTACCCCAGCGGCAATCCGAATACACGGAGCCGGATGGAGATTCACTTGCCAGAAGACACAATGTCCGTAGATACGCTTGCCGCAATCTTTGCCGATGAAGAGGCAACGTCTGAAATCCGCATGACACGTACAGTGGATGAGGACAATCCCGAAAAAGGCCAGAAGGCTGGAAATGTCATTTATGACACTCTTTACAAGCAGTATTGCCTCGTTACGAGTGTTGGGAAGAAACGGATCACGAATACCAATTTTTCCAGTGGACAAGTATCTGATGCCATGCATTTGGTGGTAGAGCTTGAGCAACGCACTTATATTGAGCAGCAGCTTGCCGCGCTAGGCCTGTAAGGGAGGGTCGCCTTATGGCACAAAAAGTATTGTTTCCTGGTACGCATATGCGTATTACTCAGGACGAATACGGTGTAACTTCGCATAAGGGAAGCTTGGCTCGTGACGATGGCGGAGAAAGCACAGCATTCGACAGCCCAGTGCTTGCACCGTTTGATGGATATTTTACCCGTGTGCGCACCGACAGCAGCCACGAAACGTATTTCGTCAGCGATGAACCGGTAGAGTGTGCGAACGGCTATGTGGGTATCATTACCTTTTTATTTATGCATGACAATCTTAACCGATTTGCTGCCGGAGCACATGTCAAACAGGGAACCATTATTGGATATGAAGGTGGGTTTGGCAACGGCCGAAAGGACCGGTTCGCACACCACACGCACCGTGAGTGGAGCCAAGGCAAAAATACAACTCAGTATAAAAATAGCCGAGGCACATATGTAATTGCAAATCAGATGCATGAATATGATGTGTGTTTCCTTCGCCCCGACACAATGGTTTATACCAGAAGTGGCTTTGTACGCGCCGACAACCTAACCATCGTCAAAGACAACGTAGGACACGCATTTAAGATTGATAAGGAGGCTGAAAACGATATGAAATTCCTAAAAGTTCTTTCCGACAAGTGCGAAGTGTTCTCTCGTGCTGATGTGAATGCCGTAGATACCACCTACAATGGTGGACGTCTAAAGGTAGGCGAACACTACCCCATTCAAGCAGATGTAGGTAGCGATGGCACCTATGCATGGGTGCGAATTCAGGCGGGAGCCGAAAAACGGTATGCTGTGGTGCTACCTGATCGCAGCGAAATTGTGGAACTATCTGCCGGGGATGCCATTACGGCATGTATGGCACAGGCAGACAGCGGAGGCACAGCAGAATTGGAAGCGGAATTGGCGCAGGTTACTGCCGAAAGAGATGCGGCTATCAGTCTTGCCAGCAAAGAGACCACACGTGCAGATGCAGCGAACAAAAAAATCTCTGATATTAAAACATATGTTGCGAGTGTATAACTCGGTTACTTAACTTTATATAACTCAACAAAGGAAGGTTGATTTTATGGATATTTCTATTTTTGGTATTGGTTCCGTGGCTGCGATTACAGTTCTGTGCTATTTGGTTGGTTCTGGCGCAAAAACTACACCGCTTGATAATAAATATATTCCTGTCATCTGTGGTTGCACTGGCCTCGTGCTGGGCCTTGTAGCCATGTACGCTGGCATGCCTGAATTTCCTGCAACAGATTCTATCACGGCGGCAGCTGTCGGCGCGGTGTCTGGTCTTGCGGCGACTGGCATCAACCAGGCCGTGAAACAACTTGGCAAAAACTGA